TTTATGACTATGATGAGATGATAGAGTTCGTACATAAGGCACTTAATGCCAAACACGAAAAATTTGTGAATTCGTGTAAAGTTTTCAAAGAGTATGCAGTGCGTAATACACCTCGTCCTGAGGCTATGACATTAGAAGAGAAATTGCCGGAGAATAATAACCCATATGCGACATTTTTAAAAGATGGAGAAGTAGTTCGTTTAGGGCATGGGAAAGTAGAAGAAACTGCGACACAGCATTCATTAAAATCATCGTTGAAGCGTACATATAAAGCAGCCATGTATACAGCATGTGGCGACACATTTTCGACCAACCCCTATGGTTGGTATCATACTCAATATTTAAAATTCCTTGTGTGGTTGCATTGTCAGTCTTTTTATCAGCATCCATTTTTGTGGACTTACGTGTTTTTTTGCGTCCGTCCTTATCAAGCTTTTCAACGTATTTTTAGGCGTACATCAGCGAAGACCCGTTCTCGGGCTTATAAAATAGCGGCAGTGTTTGGAGTGGTCGCGGCAGGATATGGGGCATATCGGTGCCTGTCAAAGAAGAAGAGAGTAGTTTCATTCAAGAATGGAGCGAAGGAAAATGCGACGAATGAGACACAGGAAGCCGAGGTAGAAGAGAACAACAAGTATAATCCGGGAGATGCGTCGCGTGCAAAGCCAAAGCCAAAAGGTAAGAATGCTCCTACGTCGGTGGTTGTAGCTCGTCCATTATTCCAAAAAGAAGCGACGGTTGAGAGGTATGATGCTGCGGAGTTTGGAAATAAGGATGTTGCGGACAAGCAATTGGAGAGTTGTGCGGCGTTTTTCTTGGCAAAGATGATGTGTTCGAATATGTACATAATTCAATATTCACGAAAGGTAGAAGGTGAATTGCAAGTTGGTACATTGAGGGGATTCTTTACTAAGGGAACGGTTTTCATCACGAATCGTCATTTGCTTGAAGGGTTGACGAAAGAGGAGTTTGATACAGGACATTTCCACATGTATAATGTCTTTTCGACAAAGAGAAATATTGAAGCATCAAAAGTTGAGATTAGCACGTTTCTTCACGAAGCAGATGATTTCAACTATTACGACCTGATATCAATAGATTTCTTAAAGACAATGCATGATCATGTGGATATAACATCGGGAATGCACGTGAATGCGACGCGGTTCTACCGTATGTCAGAAGTGCACACAATGGAGAGAGAGAAGATTATGGTCATGTCCACC